ATGACAAACCCTATTTTTCTACAAGACCTTCCTATTGAGCAATTAGAAAAGCTTTCAGAAAATGATATCCAACAGATTTCAAATGCTGAACAACTCTACTGGAACAACAAACCTCATACGATCTACTATGTAGCTGTACATGGGGCAAAATCCCAAAATGGTGGCTTAGTCAATACATCTTCTAATACAGTAAAACTTAGTGGGTTACCTATTGCTCGTGTCGGTGATGAAGTCATTTATGCAGATGGTACAATCTCCAAAATTACTTCTGGTGCTGGCACAGCATGTATTGTTGATGGATCACCAGTTGCTTTAGTTGGTAGTCACATAGAAAATGGAGATGTGATTATTGAAAGCCCAAATACTACTATTGCTATTAGAATTTACAAGGATCAACCAATACCTGAAAACTTTTTAAATCATGAATAATTTTTAAGAGCTGCTTAGAATGAAAGGTTTCGCTATTCATAATGCACCAACTAATCATGGTGGGATCATTCCAGCCACTCAAATGCCAAGTTCTCAAATGGGAAATTTATTTGTACGTGCTGGAGATGGGCATTTTTGTCCTAAATGCAAATGCTGGTCGACAGTGATTAAAAGCCATGATCATGTGATTTTTGATGGCAAGCCCGTGGCGTATGTCGGGGATAAATTGACATGTGGAGCGACTATTCAACCACAACAGTCCCATGTTGTAGGAGAAAGTGGAAGTTCTTATAGCCAATCATCAAATAATACAAATACTTCTAATTTTGCCCCCACTCTTCAATATGGTCAGAGATTCTTACTGCAAGATGAGTTAACAGGAGAACCTTTGAGTAATGTATGTTACGAAATTGAGAAAGGTGGAAATATTATTCATGGGAAAACGGATGCAAATGGCTTTACAGATTTAATTACTAGCGAGAATAAGGAAGAAATCCAGATTCATATCATATATGAGGAGCATGACCATGACTGATATTTTTAAAAATAAGTATGAAATTGATACTCGTGAAAAAATATTTTCAATGAGTGAAACCTTAGATAAAATGAAAAAGAATGGGCCAGTACCAACAAAAACAATAAATATTGTGGCAAAAAGAAGGTTAACTGACAGAGAAATTATAATGTGTAAATCAGTCTTTAAAGATTCGATTGACTATAAAAAAATTTGGATCGTTATGGGTGGTTTTGTACAGAGTTTATCTGGAAATGCTATTACTCCCTTTGGTCATATTATTACTCTTCCTCGAAAAGATTATTTAGAAAATCCTGATTTTACTATAGCACGACCTGAACTAAAACACTGGTTTATGCATGAAGTTACACATGTCTGGCAGAATGTATTAGGCTTTCAAGGTATGAGTAAAGTAAAACGTGTTTGCCGTGGTGAATATTTTAAAACTGTTAAATCTCCTGATGCAAGTAGTGGCGAAGATATATCACCATATGCAACAGATTTAAGAGGTAGAGACTTATATAAAAAATTTAATGAATTTAACTATGAACAACAGGGACGTATTATAGAGCTTTATTTTGATGCTAAGTTTCTAAGACATGCAAAACCCACTAGAAAACATCATCAACTTAGTCTTAAACTAGAACCTTATGTTTTATATACTTTAAAAGAATTTTTAGAAAATCCAAATGACAAATCACTATTGCCGTGGAGTTAAAATTCTATGAAATTGCTATATTTACTATTTTTTATTAGTAGTGCTGCCAGTGCCTCACCATATGCCACCCTATCTGTAAAAATTAAAGACAATGATGTCTGTGTATTTACAAAAGGAGGTTATGATAAAATATCTGACAATACTACATTGATTTACATGGGAAAAGTAGATGGAATTAATACCTTTCATGATTCTTATTCAAAAACTTATTTGAATCTTAAAATGCCTATTATTGAAGAGAACTGTATTAAAATTAAATCCTCCGAATTTAAAGAGCCTTTTCCATATGATGTTATCCTTGAAACAAATCAATCATATACACAAAGAATTTGTATAAATAGGACTGCTGAAGGAAAAACTGTATTATTAGAAGCTAAAGCAGACCTTGACAAAGGTATATATTGTGGCACTAACCAATATGATTACTCTAGCAATAGTCTTTGGTCTAAGTTAAAAAATCTATACTATTGGATAATCAGTTTATTAAATTAAGTGATCTTAAATTTAGTAGAGTACACATCCACCTGATGTACTCTATCCAAATTGAAGCACATATCGCTTTTTCAAAATGCCCCCTCTCCTGTAGTAATTTCAAATAAAATTTCTATACATCTATTTTTATCAAAGATTTTTTCTAAAAATATTCTAAAGCTCTTTTTTATAGCGCATTAAAAAACCCCAAGCCTTTAATACCAGCTTGGGGTCTTTGAATCTTGGTCCCGAGGGTCGGGATCGAAGAAGTATTTCAAAACAGTGTATTACAATCATTTTAAGCGGATGAAAGGCGGAAAAAGGTCGATTTATCGTGATTTATTTTTTGGTGAAGTTTTTATTAACGATCGACAAAAGTGACAAGAATTCAAAATTTCAAATGACAAAAAAAACAGGTAACAAAAGTAACAGATTCAGAAAATAACAATTAAGAAGTTGATTTATAAGTATTATTAATAGATTTTAAAAGGTAACATTTAGGTAACTTCTAAGTAACAAATTACCTAGTTTTTAGGTAACAGGTAGTTACTAATATTATTTATATTTATCAATTATTTAATTATCTTGTTACCTTTAATGTTCCCTAATGTTACCTTCCTTAGTAACAGTATTTACTCATTTATTTCAAGTAGTTATATAGTGTTTTTTACTACTGTTACCTTTTTTTCATTTTCTGATTTGGCTTCTCATATCACCATTAATCATGCTTAAAAATACAGCTTCTTTTTTCTGTAGAATTTAATGGTAAGTCTGCAGAAATTTGTTGATTGTTTTGGGCTTAGATTTTCTGTAATCATCACCAGTAGTGGCATAGCTGAGATGTCAAAATCTGTGGTTCAAAAAATTGTAGAATTATCGACACATTTACTGCCCAGGTGAGGTGGGGGGTCAACCGCCCGGCTGGATTCAAGATCATCAATTTTCTGAATTTTGGCCAAAAAAATGCCCTCATGATGAGGGCAATTGGATTTATCTGGCTATTGGGTCTCTTATGTCCCATTCTTTACCATTTTTTATGACTTTATTACCACGTACGATCTTCAACTCAGTACCATCATAATCAAAGACCTTTACTACTCTGCCTTTGTCGTCGATCTCTGCTAGTAAATCGCATTGATTGCTTTGCATATTACGGTACACACTTATAAGCTTGTGTGACATTATATGTCCCTAGTTTGCTGGCTTATCTTTACTATAATTTACTTCAAAGTAATTTTTAAATCGAACAATTGAATCACCAGCCCATTCATTGATTACATTTGCAATGCGTACCTGTTCCGGAACAATTTCGTTGTACCAGTATGCTTCGCGTGCATCACTAATAGAACCAAACCCACCAGCATTGGATGGGATGATTCCAAGTAACTGTGGTGGAGTTCTAAAAGATGCCAATATATCGTCGCGTGTAATACCTTTGATATTGTGGAATTCATCTTTAGCAGCAAGTTCACTAATTGGAATTAATTGAAGTCCATCTTTTTTTCCACCAGGTGCATGTAGAAATAAATTTCGAAAGTTACCCGGTCCACGTGAATCTTTCATTGCCTGTTTCAATGAATCGACATCATCATCATCAATACTTGAATCGGTCATGTAAAGAATGAAACCGGCATGAGAGCCATTGTTATAATATTTGCGACGGAACAGAGTAGCTGATTCATTTAACCATGCAGATTGCAAAGCAGATAAGTACTCTGGGGTGCCGTAGATCTCCTGATCTACATCCAATGTTTTAATCTGACATACAGATCCTTTGGCAAACTCATGCTCTTTATACCCACTCACTAGCATTAGATGCTGGTCGGAGTCTTTCATTCTCCGCATATACTTGCCCATCAAGCCACTGTATTTGATTGGATCATTCAACCGGTTATCAATACGCTGTAGGTATCCATTACCAAACACAAGATTATCAATAACAACTCGTTCAAAATCAGCTGATTTAAATAATGGATGTGATCTAAAAGATGACACTAATTGATTCTTTTTAAAGATGATTGCTGTCGAAAGATATGGTGTTGACCGAAAAGATTTAGCCAAACCATTCATACTGACTGGTGGTTCATAATAGCGACCATTTAACCAAGTCTCGTAATATTGAGAAAAGTCATGTTTATCGAGAACCGGTTCAGGATCTCCAAAGGAAAAAGCCTGGACTTTACTGTCAGACATTAAGAAATCTCCATTGTGGATTTTTTGGTTTTACCATCGTTATTGAGTGATAGAGGTTCATTAAAGAAGGCGTGGAAAAGAGCGAATGCCAAATCAGCGTGACCAATGTTTTCAGCACGTGATGCCTGGAACGTCATTTGTTTCTGTGAAGCCGTAAGTGTTTTTTGAATGGCCATCAATGAATGAGCTATTTCGGTATAACCGGCATCGAACTCGAACCGGCCCTTATTAATAACGTCCATACCTTTCATGACCAGCTGAGTTTTAACATCAACGGAATAAGTAAATGTTGTTAAATTCGGGAAGAACTCTTGGACTAATTGCGCCACCCCTGTCCCCATTCCAGACTTATCCAACCCGATATATGAGACTCGATATTTTTGGCAAATACGTTTGATGAATTCGGCTTGGCTTGCAAAATCCATCCCTTTGAATTGGTGATGTTCTAATAATCTAAATTTGTTGTATCCAGGTTCAGGTGGTGCCACAACTACAAGACCAGCACTGTCCCCACTTTCAGCTGGATCATATCCAACCCAAACAGGCTTATTGCCAAAAGGACGTAGGGCTAAAGGTTTAAAATCATTAGCCCATAACTCCCATGAATCCACCATACATGGTTGAATCACTCGCAATGGGAAAACACTTTGGCCATCATCAACAAACTCACACATGTATAAGTTTGCAAATTCTTCAGTACTGTTTTCTGCTATCAATTCATCAATATCGAACAGATCACAGCCTTGTCGTTCTGCATCAACAATATTGACGATATGACGCCACATTTTGTCCGGACAAAGAACGCCATTTCTTAAATTTTCATGGCTTAAATCGATCTCGACTTTTTGGTCCTTCGTCCGACCTTTGTTATAAGCTTCGCCTGTCCAGAATTGATAACCTTCATGCGATTTACTAGACGGAGTTGAAAAATAGGTCCGTTTGTACTGCTTCTGGGAAGCCATTGCTGAAGCAACTTTCTTCAGCTTAGCAAAGCCATGTACCCAGAAAAATTCATCAAAATACAGATCACCATGATAACTTTGAGCTGTATTAGAATTCGTACTTAGAAAAATAAGCTGAACTGTTTCGTTCGTTGGTAAAGTTAAAGTGATCGGATCCCCTTGCAGATCCAATCCGATTGACTTGAGCACAAAGTCTTTAATGTATGTTCTGAAACCATGGGCTTGTGCTTTAGAAGCTGATAAGAAAATCTGATTTCGGCCAGTGGTTACAGCTTTGATTAATGCTTCACGGGCAAAATAGAATGTCGCACCAATCTGACGTGATTTTAATAATGCTCTATTTCGTTGTTCACGTGCTCGATACCAAACTTTCTGATATTCGAATAATCCTTCATCAAAATCTTCTAAAAGTTTATCGACCTGTTCTTCAGTCAGGACATTTTTTTGTGAATGCTTACGTGGACCAGCATTTCTATTTTTTAAATTCGGATTTAGATCCGTTTCATTGCCACCATTGTTATATTTATTGATCTTGGCCATACGTTCCAGCTGGCGCATAAGCAGATCAATTTCTTTAAAATCATGTGGCGTTTTTTTCTCTAAGATGATCAACTTTACAAGTTGAGCTTCTAGGGCTTGGGCCACCCTCCCTTCTGGTGCCTGTTCCTCCCACTTGTCTCGAGCTTTCCAAGCATGGACATTTTTATCATTTTCTTTTAAGTATTCTGCAATCGAGCTGACTCGCCACCCCATCCAGTATAAAAACTTTGCTAAGAGGCGGTTATCGAATGTGATTGGCGTAGTTTCAGATATTGTATTCATTGGCCCATTAAGCCAATGCTGAACCGCTAATTCATGCGATTGAACTTGTAAAACGGACTTTTACAAGTTCATTTGATTGATTGTTTTTCGCTTAATTCCGATTCTGCTTAGTACATAAATTTCTAAATTTTAATACCAGGCAGGATTCATCCCTAATGAGTAAGAAGTCCAAATTCTTCCGTGTTGCTGTTGCAGGAGCAACAACAGATGGCCGAGTGATTGAACCAGAATGGATTCAACAAATGGCCAAAAATTATAATCTTTCGGTGTATACATCACAGGGTAATATTGAACATATCCGTAGCGTGTTGCCGGATAGTCCATTCGGTAATTATGCAAAAATTTTAGCATTGAAAGCCCAAGAGGACATGATAGGCGATCAAAAGAAATGGGCGCTTTACGCTCAATGTGAAGCCTATGAAAACTTGCTTGAGCTGCATAAAAAAAACCAAAAGTTATATTGCTCAATTGAAGTAAATCCAAGTTTTGCAGATACCAATGAAGCTTATTTGATGGGTCTTGCCTTCACTGATACACCAGCTTCATTGGGTACACAAGTTATGGAATTCGCTTCTAAAAATCCTGAAGCAAATCCATTCATCAATAAAAAACAGCAAAAGGACAACTTGTTTACAGCTTCACAAGAAATTGATCTTCAATTTGAGGAAGAATCTTCTGTGGCCAATCTGTTTTCATCGGTTATGGAGTGGCTAAATCCAAAACAACAAGAACAGGACAATAAAAATAATAGCCAGTTCCGTGAAGTTGCCAAGTCAGTTGAAAAAATTGCTGAAACCTTCGGAAGTACTTTGCAAGATCTTAACGATCTCAAAAACAAGCACACCAAACTTCAAAATGATTTCAATGAGTTGAAATCAAAATTAGGCGGTGAGCATCACTCCCAAACTCCACCGGCACCAGAAAGTACTGGTAATTATTCTGAAAAAATCGAGTGCTAATCACAATGAACGAAAATACACGTAAAAAATTCAATTTTACAATTAAGAAAATTGCCGAGCTGAATGGCGTTTCTAATGCTTCATCAAAATTTGCAGTGTTGCCCTCTGTAGCTCAAAAAATGGCAGATTCCATCCAATTATCTTCAGATTTCTTGAAGAAGATTAATGTCCATCCTGTTGATGAATTGGAAGGTGAAGTAATTGGTTTAACGCAAGGTTCCACAATTGCTGGTCGCACCAATACCAAATCTGGTACAGCACGAAAAGCCGTGGATCCAACAGGTCTGGATTCCAATACATACAAATGTGAAAAGACTGATTTTGATGTTGCTTTACGTTATGAAAAAATGGATGCATGGGCCAAATTCCCTAATTTCTATGAGAAGTGGAAAGCCTTTGTGGACCATGCGATTGCATTAGATATGATCATGATCGGCTGGAATGGTACATCCGTTGCAGCCAACACAGATCGTAATGCAAATCCTCTTTTACAAGACGTAAATATTGGATGGTTGCAAAAAATCCGTACTAAAGCCCCTGAACGTTATATGAAAGAAGTTGTTCCAGGTTCTGGGAAAATCGTTGTTGGCCCAGCTGGTGACTACAATAACTTGGATGCATTGGTTACAGACGTAGTAAACAACCTTATTAGTGAAGTACATCAAGATGCAACGGATCTAGTTGTTATCGCTGGACGTGAATTATTGAATGACAAAAATTTCGCTATTGTTAATGAATCAAAAGACAACACAGATGCGATTGCAGGCCAAGTGTTATTGAGTCAAAAACAAATTGGTGGTTTACCAGCTGCACGTGTTCCATTTTTCCCAGAAAATGCCTTGCTGGTTACGTCCTTCGATAACCTATCAATCTATTTCCAGGAACAAGGAAAGCGTCGCAAAATCTTTGATAATGCTGCATTAGATCAAGTTGAAGAATTCCAATCTTCAAATGATGCGTATGTCATTGAAGCCTACGAAAAAGTAGGATTCGTCGAAAACATCGAAATTAAAAAATAAGGTGATTTATGTCTAGTCCAGCACGACGACATCGCCTTCGAGTATTGGCCGCTAAATCTGCGGCCAATACACAAGATGAATTCGGCGGTGTACGTGATGATGCCAGTGTGTACATGTTGCAGTTGGCAGAATTAAAAAATGACCAAAACCTTCTACGCAATGTCAAATCTGAAATTGAACGTGGAGAACATAAGGCAACTTTAATCCCGAAATATATGCCTTATGTGAATGGTGTTTTATCTGTAGAAGATCGAGTTCCAAATCTTCAGGACCATGTTGTCACTACTATTATGCTTTGGTGTTTTGATGCCAAACAATTTGAAGATGGCCTTCGCATCGCAGAATATGCATTAAAACATGAGCTTTCAATGCCTGATACCTTTAGCCGAGATACAGCTTCAATTGTTGCTGAAGAAATCGGTAATGCTGCAAAAGCAGCACATGCTGAAGGTGACGTTTTTGAATTAACAGTTTTAAAACAAGCTATCAGTATTACAACTGGCTTCAGTATGCATGACCAAATTCGAGCAAAGCTATATGTTGCAATTGGTCGAGTTTACTTGCAAAAAGAGATCTACACAGAAGCTGTTTATTGGTTAAAGCTGGCCATTAAACACAATGAAAATTGTGGCGGTAAACAGGATCTACAACGAGCAGAACGTCTCCTTAAAAAGCAATTAGAAGAAAACCCACCACAGCCATTATTTAATACTGATGGTTCCCCTGTTGTCGATGATTATGGCAATCAGGTTTATGAGGGTATTTCTTCTTAACGAGTGCCCAGCACCCACTGAGGGGCAGATCTGAACCGAAACAAACATTAGTTTCAGTTTTCGTCCCAGATCTACACCCCTCAACTAACCGAGAAATATAATGTCAGGATTAATTGCGAACGGTAGCCCAACGAATCAAGATCAAATTATCAGTAGTGATGATTTTTTCCCTTCCGTATCGAGTAACAAGATCCGCGAAGTACTTCGATTAGATTCTAGCGTTACCAATCAACGTTTAATCCCAGCAATCGAAGCAGCGATTATTCATGTAAATGAACAATTAGACTCACTTATCAGCAAAGCCCCGTCATTAGCTGAAATCACAACAAAAACCGTAAACGGCAAGCCGACCAGCGTAGTTTTATATTATCGAGCAATTGCAGCTGCAGCTGGTGCAGAACTTAACGAGAAATACCGTTCCTACGATACAACTAGTAATGGATCTCAAAAAGCTGAGGATCTCACGATTACTGTTGACGACTTCAAACGTGACTTACGTTTTGCGATTCGGGATCTTAAAAAGATTCGGCGATTAAGTGTGGAGTTACTTTAAGTGAAGGAAATCTATGCTAATCAAAATGACACTGTAGATGCCATTTGTTGGCGTGAATATGGTCGAAGTGCTGGTGTAGTTGAGCGCGTACTTGAAGTAAATCCACATATTTCAAATTTTGGACCTGTCTTACCAATGGGTACCAAAATTTTAATACCAGACATACCAACACAACAAAATAAAGTCCAAAGCGTCCAGCTTTGGGATTGAGAGAATTTATGCCAGAACCAACAACCACAACAACATCAATGGGCGTTATTGGTCTAAGCGCAATGTCTATTTTGCCATTTATCAATGGTAATGCATTGCTGGGGGCCGTACTCGGTGCAGCGTTTATTGCAAGTACTGAAAAGGATCTTTCTGCTTTTAAGCGGATTATGACTCTAATTCTTGCCACGGGTATAGGCTATATCTGCACACCATTTATCACTGAAAAGACCTGGATTACTTCAGATGCATTGGCTGGACTCATTTCATCCGTGTTTTGTCTTTTTATTCTTACCAAAGCTGTTGATTGGATTAAACAGGCCAATCTTTCAGACATTTTCAAACTCTTTAGAGGGGGAAAAACATGATCGAATTTGTTTTTCAATTCATTGCTCTTTTAGCGTATTTGTTCTGTGGGATTCGCATTGTTTGCTTTAACCACAACGGAAATTACAACCGTAAGTACGCCATTTTAGCAACCGTGCTGATTGCGTCATTTCTTGGCCAATCAGTTCATATTATTTTCTTTAAGGATCCCGTCACTTTATGGGATGCCATTTTTGCAATTCTCCTGGCTGTGATTATTTATCGCAGCCAGGGAAATGTGGCCAAGTTATGGAGTAAGGCATGATTTTAAAATTTGGCTCTAAGGGTGATGCCGTAGCTAATTTGCAAAAACAATTAGTGAAGTTAGGTTACAAAGGCAAAAACGGAAAACCCTTATCTGTTGATGGAAATTTTGGTGGAAGTACAGAACATGCTGTTATCCAATTCCAGAAAGCACAAGGCTTGGTTGATGATGGCAAAGTCGGTGATAAAACACGAGCAGCTTTAGCAGGTGGCGATACTTCAAAATTTTTAAAAGCTGAAGACTATAAAAAAGCTGCCCTTCGTCTGAAGGTACCTGAATTGTATATTCGTGTACTTGGTGCAGTAGAAAGCCAAGGCGTCGGTTTTTTGCGTAATGGTAAAGCAAAAATTCTTTATGAACGTCATCGAATGTATTTCTACTTGTGCCAGGCTAAAGGTAAAGCCTTTGCAAATGATCAAATGAAAAAGATCCCAAGTTTGGTTAATTCAATTGCTGGTGGATACAAAGGCAATGAAGCTGAATATACCCGTTTAAGCCTAGCCATGAACATTCATAAAGATTCTGCACTTATGTCTACGAGTTGGGGACAGTTTCAAATTATGGGTGAAAACTGGAAGGATCTCGGTTATGCCTCGGTACAAGAATTTGTGGACCAGCAACAAATCAGCGAAACCCATCAAATGGAAGCTTTTCTTCGTTTTATTGAATGGAAGCCAGGCCTGTTAGATGCTTTACGTAAAGCTGATTGGCATACAGTGTTTACGCTTTATAACGGCTCTAATTATAAAAAATTAGGATACCAGGCTAAATTCCAAAAAGAATGGGATCACTTGGAACCTATTTATGGTGAGAAAAACGCAGCATGAAAAAGCCCCAAGCTTTACGTGAATATATCCTGAATGCCCTTCCTGATCTTCCACAAGATCAGGATCGTTTATTGATATTTGCAAATGAAGGTAAGCTGAGGAGTACCTTCGCACCAGGCTTCAGTTTTGAAATGTCATATATTCTGGATCTGATCATCACAGATTACTCTGGAGATCCTGAAATTTTCGGAATCGTTATTTTCTCCTGGCTTATGGACAATCAACCAGAATTATTGGCCAACATTAAAAATACTGAAGGCATCCATTTCGAAGCCGAACTGATTGATAATGGCAAATATGATCTAAATTTCAAAATCCCATTATCAGAACGTGTGATTGTTAAAAAGAATCAGGAAGGTAAATTCGAACTCTCATATCCACCTGAACCGACGTACACCGAATTTGAAAAGCCGGTTGATTTTGAACTGATTGATAAAGATGGCAGTATCCTGGCTAAATGGAAAACTGCAGCATCCGATGGCAGATCACTAGATATGCCCTTCCCTGGTAAAAACCCATGAATAATGTTCAGGATCTTGCTGAATATTTCCAACCTATGTTGGAAAGATTATCCACTGGCCAGAGGGCAAAACTGGCCAAAAATATTGGTAGAGATCTTCGCAAGAATCAACAGAAAAGGATCACGACTCAACGCAATCCTGATGGATCTGCCTATGTTCCGAGACGTACACGGATCCGAGAGCAGAAAGGCAAAATCAAAAGAAAAATGTTCTCCAAGATTAAGGCCAACGCACATTTAAAATTGCTGAGTAACAGCGAAGCCATTGCCATTGGATTTATTGGCCGTGTCAATCGAATTGCTAATGTTCACCAGTATGGCCTAAAAGATCGGGCTACCAAAGATGCCCCAGAAACAGTGTATTCAAAACGTGAATTACTTGGCTTCAGCCATGAGGATATTAAACTCACTGAAGAATCATTTATTAAACATTTAAAAGTTTAAGTCCTTCATCAAGTAAAAGTCAGTTTTACAAGTTTGTAGAACTGCAATTCTCAAATCATTACAGCAAAGTGTTGGCATGAATGCTGACATTAATCGTCGTCTTGAAAATATCGTTCGTTTTGGAAAGATCAAGACCTTAAATCCGTCTAAACCAATCCCCCGTGTCACCGTCAATTTAGGCGATATTGAGACACCGGAGATCCGTTGCCTCAATATTCGTTCAGGGGACGATATAACCTGGGACATGCCATCCGAAAATGAAGAATGTGTGGTTATTTCACCGTGTGGGGAGATTGGACCAACCAGCTTCGTGCTTTATGGTTTTTATAACGACAATAACCCATCCCCTTCTGATGATTTAAATCAAAAAATCAGAATGTTTGCTGATGGTTGTGTCATTGCTTATGACATTTCAGCCCATCATCTTTCCGCGATCCTACCTTCAAGCGGTAAAGCCACGATTACTGCAGATGGTGGCGTGACAGTTAATGGCGACACAACAATAAATGGAAATCTGCAAATAAACGGCAGCACAGCAATGACAGGAAATAATACTGTAGGTGGTAGCCAACTAGTACAAGGAAGTAGTCATTCCACAGGTAACTTCAGTACTGAAGCTGATGTCAAAGCCGGAGAGATTAGCCTTAAAACCCATAGAACAACAGGTGTACAGGCAGGCGGTGATATTTCAGGAGATCCAATCCCATGATGTCTCGTGAAAATGGTCGTGCGCTAATGAATGAACTAGAACATATTCGCCAGTCAATTCAGGATCTTTTGACTACTCCAATTGGCACAAGAATTATGCGTCGCGAATATGGTTCTCTAGTACCTATGTTAATAGATGCACCATTTGATGACATAACAATACTTCAGCTATATGCGGCAACAGCAACCGCTATTTTACGCTGGGAAGATCGGATCATTTTAAACTCAATTTCCCTGAAGACTAAAGAAGCTGGTTCATATTATTTAGATATGGATTGCAGCTTAGTTGATAGTAACCAAAAGGCTTCTTTAAGTATTCCTCTTGCAATCGGATCTGTCTAATGAGCGTCGATTTTAACTCGTTACCAAAACCAAATTTTGTTGAAGTGATTGACTATGAAGCTATTTTTGCTGAACGGGTCGAATATTTCATCTCTCTTTACCCTATAGACGAGCAAGCTACAGTACGTAAAACATTAAGTCGAGAAAGCGAACCTGTAACGAAATTATTACAGGAAAATGCGTATCGTGAAATGATTCTAAGAAATCAAATTAATGAGAAAGCCCTAGCTACACAACTTGCATTTGCTAAAGAAGATGATCTTGATATTTGGGGTGCAAATTTTGATGTCCAACGATTGTTGATTTCTCCAGCCGATGACACGATGACTCCCCCATCTCCAGCAATTTATGAAAAAGATGAAGATTTTCGTTACCGTATACAGAAAAAATTAGATGCTTTGAGTACTGCAGGCCCCGAATCAGCTTATGAATTCCACACACTTTCAGCTGATAGCCGGGTTTCAGATGTAAAGTGTAGCTCACCAGCCCCGGCACATGCCTTATTAACAATTCTTCAACGTGATACGGATGATAATGCTTCAACAGAAGAGCTCAACACTATTGTGTATAACTGGGTTTCAGCTGATAAGAAGCGTCCTACAGGTGATCGAGTTTTAGTTAAATCGGCTGAGATAATTAGCTATGAAATTGAGGCTGTTTTAGTTACTAAAAACGTACCTGAAACAGAACCTGTTCTTGAAGCCGCTAGATCTAATGCATTGGCTTACACAAAAGAAGCAAAACGAATTGGTAAAGGAGTTTACTTCTCAGATCTGTACTCAATTCTTAAAGTTTCTGGTGTTGATAGAGTAGAACTTATTAATCCAACTGAAGAGTTAAATATTAATAATTTTCAAGCTGCGTCTTGTACACAAATAAAAATTAGTGTGAGGAATGAATTATGAATTTACTTCCTCCTAACACAACAACTTTTGAAAACCGAATTATAGAGACAACTTCTAAATCAACTATTTTAAATGCTGACTTATCAACTTTAATCCGTATTGAAGAAGCACCAGAAGACTTTCTGTCAATCTTGGCTTGGCAGTTTTCAGTTGATCGATGGCAAGAGGATTGGCCAGATGAGGTTAAACGTGCGCAAATTAAAAACTCAATCAAAGTTCACACCTATAAAGGAACAAACTTCGCCCTTAGATCCATTGTTGAGAGTTTTGGTTACTCATTAACAGTTCATGAATGGTGGCAAGAATCACCAATGAGTGAACCTGGAACTTTCCAAATTACGATTGATACAAATGAAAAGGCTTTAACAGAGAAAACATATAAAACTTTGATAGAGCTAATTAATGACGCAAAACCCCTTACTAGAAGTTTAAAGAATATTGAAATCAACGTTATTGCAGTTGCTGGTGATACCAATATTGGTGCGGCAATGTATGACGGAGAAGATATAACAATCTATCCCAAAATAGATGATCCCAATTCATTAATACATTCAGCTTTTGGCTTTTATGAGCATGAGCTAACAACTGTTTTCCCTATTACAGATTAGAGAACGATTATGGCAGCACAATATCATTCACTCTTTACAGAGCAAGGTTTAAATTTACTTAGAGAAGCAATACAAAATGGAACTAAGTTAGGTATTACACATATGTCATTTGGTGATGGCGGTGGAATAGTGCCAGAGCCAAATGCCGCCTTTATCAGTCTTGTAAATGAGATCTACCGTGTACCATTAAATAGGCTTGCACCTTCACCGAATAATCCAAACTGGCTTGAAGCTGACGCTGTTATCCCTTCAGCTGTAGGAGGTTTTAATATACGTGAAGTTGGTTTATGGGCAGAAGATATTTTAGTTGCTTATGCTAATTATCCGCCAACATTTAAACCAAGTGCAGACCAAGGAACAGCTCAGATAAAAACGATACGTATTGTTCTACAAATAGATAATACAGCTAATTTTGAGCTACAGATTGATGCCTCGGTAGTTATGGCAACAATACAATCTGTAGAGGACGCAAAAAAAGAAGTTAAAAAATATGCTGATAATACAAAGATTTCTATTTGTTCAGATTATAACGAATTAAAACTTGTGGAAAAGCTGGAAGGACGGCTTGTTAGAACACTGCAATATTACTCGCACACTGAACATAACAATGGTAGTGCTACATATAAATGTACTAATAATAAATGGGTATTACAACCAGATGGTATCTTTGTTTCACCAGAGCAGTTTGGAGCAATCGGAGATGGAGTCACCGATGATTCTTCTGCCTTTCAAGAATGTGCTAATTTTGCTTATGAAAATAATTTAAAAATTATTGGAGAGTCAAGTATTGGTTATTATATTACTAAAGATATTTATAATTATGTTGATACAGATATTGCAGGTTTAATTTTCCCATCATCAGAAAATTTAACTCCAAATGTGTATATGCATACAAAAAAACCTACTCAAAGAATACTTTTAAGTTCATTAACTGGACTGAATGAAGGCTCATCTAAAGTTTTAGGTTTACCAAAATCTGCCGTAGGTAAGTATATTCGCATTAGCTCAACTACAGACATTCTTACTGAGCGATACAACCCACCTACCAACAACCCATATTATAAAAATACAACATTTTTTGTTTTAAACGAATCAGGAGATATTTGCCCAGAACTAGATATAAACTTTGATCCAATAAAGGATACAGGAACTATAGTTGAAATTATTCCTGAAGAGAAAGAGATTAATTTTAATATTGGTTATGTGGGAACTTTAGGTAATGGAACTTACTCTTCAGGACAAATTATTATAAAAAGGGATTCAACTGTTCTAAGAATTGGAGAAGTTTCATCATCTAGTCAATTTAGAACATTAATTTCAGTTTTAGGTAATAACTGTAAAATTTATGGTACAGCTAAGGAATCACAATATGAAGGTTATGGATATGGATTAAATATTTCGTATTGTTGTGACACATTTATTTATGATTTTAAAGCGACCAAATGCAGAACTGAACTTGATGGACGTCATGCTGCAAATGTATTTGTGTTTAACTCAAAATTAAATAAAGCTGGTTCTCACTGGGGGAATAACTTCAAATTCAAAAATTGTGAAGTACAAGATATTGTTTATGCTGGAAGAAACCTTTCACTAGAAGATTTTAAACTACATGGTTTCTGCTCGATTCGTGGTGATGTGGGTTATGTTTCAGGAAGATTATATGTAAGAAATCTAACTGCAAAATCAACTTCCTTTCTATCATTCAGCTCTCCCCCTGTTGCAGATTTTTTTACAAAACCTCGCCGGTTATTTGATGTAATTGATATTGATGGTGTGAATTGTGAAGGTGATATGCAAATTTTCTATGGGTACTCTGCTACTCCACTTTCAAAAATGATAGCTCCAAGAAAAATAAACATAAAAAATATTGATGCTCCAAACTCTAAAACACTTGCAATATCAAGTGTACTTCTAGATCAGGCGGATAAGTTTAGTAAATCAGCAGAATATAGCTTAGAAAATATCAATACTGGTGGATATTTACAGATATTAGGCCGCGGCTTTAAAAACGGTATCAGCCAATATGCCTATAAAGGACGAATATTAAACTGTGGTAGGACTCATATTAGAGCCGACGCATCTTACTTCGAAGAGATGGAAGTCATTGATACTAAAGTCATTGCGCATAACAAAGTCAATATTTCAACTCCGTTAGGTATAGGAGAGTATATTTATAAAAATGTAATTTTCGATCATGATAATTCATTATCTAATATTGCCTTAATTAATGTTGAAACAAAAAAAGGAATGATGAATTGTGAATATCGGAATAATTTTTCAAATGCTGGGGGGAATATTATTTTTAGTATTGGATGTAGGGCAAGATTAGGAGCTACCAACTACCCATTACCATTAAAATATTTTGTAGATCCTACAGTGTTTATTGTTGAAAATTAATCCTATAAATTTAAGCTGCTTTCTCCTGAACTTGTAAAATCCCCTTTTACAAGTTCAGGAACTTAATATTTTCCTGAACTCATGCAAGCCTGTTTGTTGAATTAAAATCTCAATTAACAGGCTTTTTTATGGCAGAAAATTATCACCATGGTGTACGGGTTTTTGAACTGAGTGATGGGATCCGACCGATCCGGACCATTGCAACTGCAGTTCAAGGACTTGTCGCCACTGCAGAAGATGCAGATCCTTTAGTATTTCCAGAAAATGTTCCGGTCCTTTTGACCAATACCCAGGCTGCGGTTGCAAATGCTGGTAAAACCGGCACATTAAGTAAAGCCCTTCAAGCAATGGCGAATCAAGCCAATTCTGTTTGTGTTGTTGTCCGTGTTGCTGCAGCTGAAGATGAAGCTGCACAAACTGCCAACGTAATTGGAACAGTCACAGCTGAAGGTAAATATACCGGTCTTAAAGCGTTGCTTATGGCCAAATCAAAACTTGGAGTTCAACCACGTATCATCGGTGCACCAGGTTTAGATCCACAAGCTGTGGCAACTGAACTTGTTGTTATCGCAAAAAAACTACGTGCATTCGCTTATGCATATTGTTGGGGATGTAAAACAAAAGAAGAAGCTGTGGCATACCGTGAAGCATTCGGTGCACGTGAACTCATGCTTATTTGGCCAAACTTTGTGGCATTCAATACAACCACTGCACAAACTGAAACGGTCCCTGCTGTAGCCGTTGCAATGGGCCTACGTGCGAAGATCGATAATGACATCGGCTGGCATAAAACATTATCAAACGTTGCAGTGAATGGTGTTACTGGTATTGATGCCGATGTGACTTGGGATCTTCAGGATCCAGCAACAGATGCCGGTTATCTCAACAGTAATGAAATTACCACGCTTATCCAGCATGACGGGTTCCGCTTCTGGGGATCACGCACGTGCTCAGATGATCCTTTATTCCCATTTGAAAACTACACCCGTACTGCTCAAGTACTCGCAGATACTGTAGCAGAAGCGCACATGTGGGCCGTAGACCTTCCCCTTCATGGTTCTTTGGCCACAGATATTATCGAAGGCTTAAAGGCCAAAATTCGTGAACTGACACGTAATAAATATTTGATTGGTGGTGATGCCTGGTTCGATCCGGAAGCCAATTCAAAAGACACATTAAAAGCAGGAAAACTGGCCACAGATTATGACTACACCCCTGTCCCACCGTTAGAAGATCTTACTTTCCGTCAACGTATCACGGATCGTTATCTTGCTGACTTCGCTTCACAAGTAGGAGTTTAATGCATGGCTTTACCAAGCAAGCTGAAAAACATGAACTATTTCAATGAAGGGAATAGTTATTTAGGAAAAATTAAAACTGTCGTTCTCCCTAAATTGAGCCGTAAGACTGAAGATTACCGTGGTGGCGGTATGAATGGCACAGTTAAAACAGATTTAGGCATGTCAGATGATGGCCTAGTTCTTGAGTCGACCTTTGGTGGTTTAGATCTTATTACATTACGTCAATTCGGGATGGAGAAGATTGACGGTGTATATATCCGTTTTGCTGGTGCATATCAACGTGACGACACCGGTGAAGTTGATGCCGTAGAAGTTGTTGTTCGTGGTCGTCATGAAGAAATTGATGGCGGAGATGCAACACCAGGTGAAGATACTGAGCACAAAGTCACAACCAACTGTGTTTACTACAAATTAACCATTAATGGCGTTGTTGAAGTCGAAATCGATCTGCTTGGCTTTAAGGAAGTCATTGGTGGCGTAGATCGTCTCGAAAAACAACGTAATGCCATCGGCTTATAAGTTTCCTTCCCTTCTGTGGTCCAGTGCTGCAGAAGGTTTTTTTATTTAATTTTTAGGATATATCCAAATGACTCAAATTGAACAAGCAATAAACCAAGAACTTATTCAAAACCCAAATGAAGAAGTGGTGACTTTAGAAGAACCAATTCGAATGGGTGAAAATCTTATCACCCAGGTGACGGTTCGAAAGCCAGGCGTTAAGGCCTTATCAGGTACTTCATTAAAAGATATTTATAACCACGATGTAGATGCACTTTGTCGCGTACTTCCCCGTGTAACATCACCGGCATTAACACCACAACAAATTGTCATGATGGATCCTGTCGACTTTGCGCAACTTGGAGGGCACTTAGTCACTTTTTTGTACCCAAAAGAAATGCAGAAGATTCTGAAAGAACAGAAGATGTAAGTCTTGTGGACGATGTGGATGAGGCAATAGCAAATATTGCCGTCATCTTCCATTGGCCACCAAGTGCCTATGATGACATGGATATTGTTGAACTAACGAAATGGCATCAACTGGCACTAAAACGTAACCAACCTCCCAAATAAATAGAATCCACCTATTATGGCCAGACTAAAATTAGAAGTCCTTTTCAACGGTATTGATAAATTATCGGGACCCATCGCAAACATCGTAGGTGGATCCAAATCAATGGCTGCAATTTTAAAAAAAACCAGTGCCGAAATTAAAGAACTCAATGCTCAACAAAGGAAAATTGAGAACTACCGGTCTTTGCAATCCGCTATAGGCAAAACCTCTGCAGCATTAAAAAAGTATCGCGACGAATACAAATTGCTGAAGGATCAAAGTAAGGCCGGAAATCTTACTGATGATCAAGTGAAGCGTATGAAATCACTTGAACAGGCAATCAGGCGCACAACAGCAACATTCAAACAGCAAGGAGCCGAACTATCAGGCGTTACACGGGATCTAAATGTAGCTGGGATTAACATAAACCGTCTGGCTGAAGATGAGACCAAACTCAAACAGAGAACACATCAAGCCACGATGGAGTTGAACCAGCAACAGCAAGCCCTAAAACGTCTGAACCGTGCACAGGACCAATATCACCGCTATGGTTCCATTGCACGTAATGGAGCAGCTGCAGGCATGACAGCTGGTTTTGGCGGTGTTGGTTTACTTTACTCCATGCGCCAACCTATTAACGAAAGTAAGCGTGTAGACGTTGAAAGCAATCGTATTGCTGCACTTGGCATGGGTGAGGACGTAACACGTAAAGCAATTAAATACGCTGAAGCAATGGACACGTTCGGGACTTCTATCCTGGATAACATGACCTTATTACGTGATGGTCTCACGATCTTCTCAGATCTGCACCATGCGGAAATGGTGGCCCCAACCCTGGCAAAAATGAAATTTTCAAACCAGGCGATGTTTGGCCATGAAAAAGGCGAAGAAAATGAACGTGCTTTCATGGATATGCTCAAAGTTATTGAACTCCGTGGCGGCTTAAAAAGTGAAAAAGCCTTTCAGGATCAGGCCAACAAGATTCAACAAGTCATCACAGCTACGGGTGGACGTGTACAGGGTAATGAATGGCTAAATGCAATCAAAACAGGTGGTATTGCGGTTAAAGGTCTTACTGATGAAGCCTTGTATTACAAAATGGAATCTATTGTCCAGGAATGGGGTGGAAACCGTTTTGGTACAGCTGCCATGTCTGCGTATCAGAACATTTACCAGGGCCGTACAACAAAGCGTGCAGCAAATAACATGCTTAAACTTGGCTTGATCGATGATCCAAGTAAATTAAAGCATGATAAAGCCGGCCAGATTTCCTATCTTGATGTTGGAGCCATTAAAGGTGCCGATATTTTCAAGAAGGACCAATTTGCCTGGATGGAGCAGATTCTATTACCTACCCTGGCAAAAAAAGGCATCACAGAGAAAAGTGATGTGCTGGATGCAATTGGCAGTATCTTCACCAACCGAACAGCATCGAATTTATTTGGTGATATGTTCCTTCAGCGTGACATCATCAATAAAAGCGCAAAAATGAATGCTGGTGCCGACAATATCGACCAGTTATACGGTAAAGCGACCAATACCACTGCTGGTAAAGAATATGAAGCTAAAGCCAAACTACATGATGCATATTTAAAATTTGGCCGGACAATTCTCCCGATCTATACCAAAGCGATTGAAATGGCCACCAGTGCAATGCAAACGTTCACTGGATGGATGGATAAAAACCCAGCTGCAGCAAAAGCCCTGGGAACAGGCCTGGTTATTGTGGCCACAAGTTTAGTGGCCATTGGTGGGGCACTTATCGTTTTATCTCCATTACTGCTTGGGATGGCCAGTTTACGTCTTGTCATGACTTCATTGACAATGGGCGGTTCAGTTCTGGTAACTGTATTTTCTAAACTTCCAGCGGTATTCGGTCTGCTCAAAATGGCATTTATGGGTGTTGGCCAAGCCTTCTTATTTATTGGCCGTTTGATGCTGGCCAATCCAATTGGTCTGGCAATAACAGCCCTGGCCATTGGTGCATACCTTATTTATAAAAATTGGGAACCAGTTAAAGGTTTCTTCTCAGGACTATGGGGACAGGTAAAAACCGCATTCAATGGCGGTATAACAGGTATATCCGCATTAATTATTAACTGGTCCCCTATCGGCCTTTTTTATGCTGCCTTTGCTAAAGTTATGTCATGGTTCGGTGTTGAACTCCCGGCGAAGTTTACTGGCTTCGGCAGCATGATTTTAACCGGACTAAAAAATGGGATCTTATCCAAAGTAGCGGAAGTTAAAGATGCTCTCTCCGGAGCCGTAGAGGGAGTAATTAATAAGGCCAGAACAATCCTGGGCATTCACTCCCCTTCTCGCGTATTTATGGGCATTGGTGACTACACCATGCAAGGTATGGCGTTAGGCATAGCCCAAAACTATAACTTGCCCGTAAAAGCTACCCAGCAAGCAACACGTAACGTCATTACTACTGGTACCACAGCCAAAGTCACACCGGTTACTCCAATTAGTGCAAATCGTGGCGGTGGTAGCTTTATCAGCAACGATACCATTCACATCACCATCAAAGCAGAACAGGGTCAGCCGGTCCGTGAAACTGCCAAAGCAATCAGAGAAGAAATGCAACGTATTCAACAGGAACAAGTTGATGCACGTCGTCGCTTCCTAACAGATTCGGAGTAAATAATCATGATGATGGTTTTAGGCCTATTCGTCTTTTCCTTACGAACAGCTGCCTATGAAGAATTACAACGTGTCACCAGCTGGCGACACCCAAGCAATAGCCGGATCGGTAATACACCGGCTTATCAATTTACAGGTAAAGGTGAAGATACCATTACCCTGAAGGGGACCACATACCACGAATTGACGCATAGCCGTGTCACATTGGATCAGATCCGTGCAATGGCAGACACAGGCAAGGCTTATACATTGATTGAAGGTACCGGCAAGATTTATGGTCTTGTCATTATCGAAAGCCTGGATGAAACCAAAACATATTTTTTCAAAGATGGTGCAGCCAGAAAAACTGATTTCACCATTACCTTAAAGGTAATTAAGGAATGGCAACCAACCTTAATGGGATCTCTTATCGGTATGGCAGCTGGTGCGCTGAATCGGGCAATTTAAATGTTTGAACAAGCAATTAAAACTTTTGAAGGCTATGCATCCGCATATCAATCTGAAACTGAATATGCTTCATGCATTTATAAAATTGAAGTAGAAGGTAATGACATTACATATCTCATTTCCGGACGCTTGATTTCTTTAACACTGAAGGATAACCGTGGCCTTGTGGTCGACTCGCTTGAAATTGAATTGGACGATACTGACGGACAACTAGAAATTCCACCTGAAGGAGCCATTATACAAGCCTGGATCGGCTGGTCGAACACAGGTCTGGTGCACAAAGGGAAATTTAAGGTTGAGTCTACCAGTCACCGTGGTGCACCTGATATTTTAACAATTTCAGCCTTCAGTAATGATATTTCTGAAGGTCTCAAACAGAAGCGTGAACGTAGCTTCAGCAAGAAAACCATTAAGGAGATTTTTGAAACGATTGGTACCGAATATGAATTAAAAACCATTGTTCATGATTCTTTGGCCAACCAGGTAATTTCTTACATTGCACAGAATGAAAGTGACGCTAATCTAATAACACGTATTGCTGACGAACAGGACGCGATTGCTACGGTAAAAAATGGCCATTTAATTTTATTGCCCCGTGGTACCAGCCAAACTGTATCGGGATTACCCCTCCCCACTGTTTATATTATTCGTTCTGAAGGTGATGGTCATAACTACACAACTGGCACCGGCACGGACCGGATCACTGGCGTGAAGGCATATTATTATGATACTTCCAAATCCAAAAAGCTTCATGTCGTTGCTGGTGATAATGAGGACAATTTAAAAGAGATCCGCTATATCCACCGTGACAAGAAAACGGCAGAGCTGGCAGCCCAGGCAGAATACAACCGGTGCAAACGATCTGCCCAAAAGCTGAGTTACACCTTGGCGTATGGTCGTCCGGAAATTATCCCGGAACAGGAATTTATCTTCTCCGGTTTAAAGCCACAGATTGAAGATATTGTCTGGTTAGGGACCAACATCACACATACGATCAATGACAATGGTTTTACAACAGCTGTTGAACTCGAAGTCCAGCTTCCAAGTGCAGATGATGTTTCTACCTTATTTGAAGCAAGAGATCCGGAACAAGATAAACCAGCCAAGAAGAAAAAAACGGGTAGAAATTATGCCGAATATACCGGTGTAATCGTCTATTACCAGGATAAAGGTAAAACCAATACCTTAACTTCAGGTGATCAAACTAATCCGCTGAAGTTGACGCATTTATATGTGAGTAAAGGGACGGCAACAGTCGCATTAAAACGAGAACAGGCCAGAATTGACCGAGCCAGAAAAGGCAAATAAAAAAAATCCTTGCTGGGGTAAGCAAGGATACAAAAGGAAATGGGTTTTCAACACAAAAAGAATAATAATCACCATTTAACGTAATTACTGTATTACAATTGTAAAACTTAGTACTATAAATGGTGATTATTATATGTCAGGAAAAAGACAACTAACGTGTCCTCACTGTGGTTCTGCTTTTTCTATCCGTTCAAGTGAAGCTGAAAGTCCGGTTTTACGTCGCTATAAAGGGCAATGTCAAAATCTGGATTGTGGTTTTACTGCTATCGGATTTATGGAATTAAAATTCCAGCTTTCCCCTCCTTCAGTTCCAAATCCAGAAATACAGTTACCAGTTTCGGCACATTTAGGCCAGGGGAGATCTGCATGTCAGACAAAATAGATCTAGCACAAGAATTACAACTTAAACAGGTTCAGATTCAACCCAAAGACTTCAGCCGTCCATCCCTCAGCGAATGTGAAGAATGTGGCAATGATATTCCAGTAGAGCGTCAACGTTACGGTTCCGTAACGCTTTGTTTGGAATGTAAAAATACTCAAGAAAAACTTGCAAAAAGGTACTTTTAAATGACAAATTTTATGATTTTTTTGATTGTTCTTTTTGTATTATCTCTCATTATTCTATGGCTGATTCTTGATTATCATTTCATTCGGTTAAGTAAACTGTTAACTCCTACTCCTCTAGTGATTACTGGTGAATTAACTGAGGATGAAAAAGAAATGTTATTAAAAGCAATCAACGAACATAACGCTAAAATTGAATTGGTGGATTCATGTGGCTTTACCCGACCCTTCTCGGAATCATGATAGGTATAATTATTTGTATTGCTTTATTCCTATATTATTTTGCATAAAAGAAGCCCCTATTTAGGGGCTTTAATTTTATTTATTTTCTACTGGCTCAATAGTGAACCAAAGACCTGTCGTTTTCCCAGCTGTAGAAAAATAACTTATATTCCCTACTGAAGCTTGATTAATATTTTTTTCTTTATCAACATTCTTGAGAGCTTTCTCAAGCAAATCAATTACTATCTCTTTAGACTTGGTAACATCTTCAGGTTTACTGACAATATTGGCAGAAAGACCAGTTAATAATAGCGTTTCGATCATAGTCCTTTCAGAGTTTTCACCAGGTACAACTATGAAGGTCAGACCATGTAACATTCCGTCTTTATTGACCCCACCAGTCAAACTAATATCATCAGAAAAATTAACCTGGAACACATCACGTACTGACCCTGTTTTAATATTAAACTCACCGAGTGGACGCACAGAAGTTACATCTAATTCATTCAGTTTATTATTAAAAGACTTTCTGAATTGTTCCGGAGTCATCCCTAAATTTTCGTCAGCTTTCACCACTTCTTCTTTTTCTACATTTGCCAAAGGTTCAGCACTGGTTTCAGTCTTTTGGGGTTCCTTTTTATCGACTTCAGGCGCGAATACACCCACCAAAGCTAAAGAAATAAGACTCATCCCTAGTCCACCAAATAAAATTTTTACCCGTGAATTTGTAGGATTATATTTTTTAAAAAGGTCCGGCTTCACCAGACCAACAAGCATAGCAATTAAACTAACAAGAAAAACTAATGCAAAAAAAGTAGCCATCAATATAAATACTCAGTTAAATATAAAAAAAACATTTATCTTCAATTACTTTCACCCTTTTTAGCATCCTTTCCCTCTGAACTACCACCACCGATCTGCTCTATTGCCTTCATTGCAACCGCACTTACATTCGCAGGTAAATCTTTAAATTTTTCATTCTGGCCATCAACTATTCCTGCATCTTTTCCAAAATAGTCTGGTACTAGATCCTTATGAATCTGGGATTGTTCATCTGGTTTAAGACTATTAATAAAAGGGCGTAATGAAGCAAGCTTCAAATGCATATTTTCACTATGGCGCCAATGTGAATATGCACGTATAGCAATACGACTTGTATAAATTACAGTTAAAAATAATAAAATTGAAAATATAAGTCTCATAATTAAATAGTAAAAGGCATAATCTTTGGATGCATTTCTAATTAATTCAAGCTTTTCAATACAATCTTTATAGTCCCTAAGTTCTGTGCATTGGCTTACACTTACATAGTTTTGATAGTAAGAGTCTAATCCACACCAAGCTAAACCAATAGATACTAGAATGATTAAAATACTAATAAAGGTTGCAACCCAATATGTTATTTTTTCCCATTTAGCTTTGGTTGAATAATGTTTAGAAATTTCATTTTCCGTCTTTTTAGAAAGCAGACTTTTATGTTTCTCAAAAGCACCAAGTAAAGTATCTAATTCATTTTTATTATTTTCATAGTTTGCTTTTAAGTTATCAACTTTTACTTTCAGATCATTTTCATACTCATTTTGAAATTCAAAAATACCATTTTTGAATTTTGCTATTATTGAACTAATACTATCATCATATGCTAATTTTCTACTTAATAAAAACTCCTCAATTTTTTTATCAAAAATTTCCATATTTTGTGTATTTTGGTTTATAAAATTATTTATTTTTTCTTCAAGTACAACCACTCTATCTTTTAAACTATTATTCTGCTCAATTCTTTTCCTTTTACTATCTAGTTGATTAAGTTTTTCCATTAAATTTAAAAAATCACCTGAATAATCAGTTCTACTTCTAGTATTAAGCACTTCCCCAGTTATTTTTTTAAAAAGATAGTTAAAACAACTTACTAAGCCTGAAAAGAAAGACTGAAACAGATTACCTTGGATTTGATCATACATCATCATTTCATAAATATTTTTATCAATAATATTTATTTCATTCACTAGTAAATCTACTTTTTCTACAGGAATAAAATTTACCAATAAATCATCAATATAAATGATACCATTTTTAATTTCATCAAAAACAACAGAGGAATTAATTATATCATCATAAAATATAAAGTTATTAATCCCTTCTTTTTCAACCCTGCGATAAACCTCATTAAGATGATTCGCAAGACCATTCATATATTTTATTTTATCAAGTTCCTCTTTTTTAAAAAGCATGGGGAATTCCTTTTAATAAAACTGTAAAAAATTTAGCTTACAGTTAAAATTAATTCTTAAATTTTCTTTGTCTAAAATAAACTGAAGTTTAACTAATTGAATATTTTTCAAAACGTATCCTCCAGCATAAAATTCTAAACGCTCTTGACGCCATAATAGTAACTAAGTTATTGTGTTTTAACCACAGCAAAATCTGTGGTCAGGCGTAGGAACCTGAATAATTTTGACAAAAGGCGCAAAAAGTCCGTCATGGGCCTTTTTTTTGCGTTAAATTCAGCTTTGCTGCTTTTTGGCAGGCTGGACAGGGCAGCCCTATGGCTGGCCGTTTCTTTTGTCACGGTATTCCTACCCCTGTTCAGTCTGTCACCATTACCGTAGGAAGTAAGGGTGTCAGGTTTTAATTTGACAAAAGGAAATAGCAAAATGAAATCATTCGCTACAAAGCACATTCAGGCTCAAAATAATATCAAAGAGCATTCCCCTATTTATGACATGGAAGCATACCGTCGTAAGGCCAAAAGTCTCCGCATCCAAAAGTTGCTAAAGAACACCTACGAAGGTGGTGTATTCTCACTGGTTGTTGTTTTAACATTCTCTATATTGTTTATTGGGTATTAATACCCAGGATAATTTTTTCATTCAGTAAATTTAACTAACTGGAAAATTTACGATTTACGTGAAATATAGAGCTTCAAAAGATGTCGTTAACCCTCTATATTTCACATTAGAAATTTAAGACAATACGCCCATGATCAACAGACAGGGGGAGAAATGCACTCTACGTTAGACATTGACAGCCATAAAAAAATGTCGGCTGATGAAATTTTGGATGAAATAGATTATCCATTGGAAAATTTAGAAAATTTTTTATATGCAATGACGAAAATGAAAGTTGATGACCACCTAACAGAAAAGGATTTTTCGGCAATCATCAATACAATTCATCACCAAGTAAGCAATATATCCAGAGCGGTCCATACCAGATAAAGAAAAACCCAGCTAAGGCTGGGTTTTAAATTTTTAACAGATCAAGATTTAAAGTTTGTTGCGTAGGTTTCTATCAATGAGATTAACCCTGGGCGCATATCCTCTTTTGTCTGTCTGTATAGCTGTATAAGCTTAGTTTCATCCTCAGTAAATTCACTGTTTTCCAGTTCATTCATTCCCCACAAGATATATGGAATATTGAAACCATGGTCTTCCAACAGATCCAGTTGATCAGTATCTAAAGCAGCATTGTGCTTTTCATATCGAACAATAGAATTTTTTTTAACCTTCAATATATCGGCAAGATCTTCTTGATTATTAAACCCCAAGCGTCTCCGCTCATCTCTTAGCCGACTTCCACGAGACGACAAATCATCATTTTTCATACTTTTTCCCGAAAAAGCACTTGATTATCACCATTAATAGTACTAAATTATAGTTACTGTATAGCCAAGTAACTATTTATGGTGATTTTCGCATGAACAAGTCAATTGATCAAACTAAACAACATACTGAAAACACGATGGTCCGTTGGACTAAAGAACAAATGGAAACCATCCGTCATGCAGCCTTCCAGGAAAGAAAGGCGCCAGCTGTTTTCATCCGTGAATTTATGTTGGAAAACTGCCCTGCATTTAAACCAACTGAAACGGATGAGCGATTGTAAACAAAGTCATATTTGTCTGCATGAAAAGCTACAAACGCAAACAAAATATTCACAATCTCAAACAGTTACACAAATTTAAGTGGTTTTATTAAATGTCAGTAATACAACAACGCATTGACGACAAACTCAATCAATTATTCAACTTCAAGAAAGTTGGGGAATGGTACCGTGAAGGGTTATGTCCTAATTGCGGTAAAAAGGAACTTTTTACACATGCTGAATCACCACGAATTGTTAAATGTGGACGTTTAAACAAATGTGGATATGAGGAACATGTAAAAGAGATCTGTGACGATCTATTCAAGGACTGGTCTAAGGATTTTCCACGTACTAAGGAAAATCCACACGCTGCAGCGGATGCCTATCTCATCAATGCACGTGGTTTTGATATTGCCAAGTTAAAAGGAAAATACACTCAGGAAACATTCGCAAATGAAAAGAAATACTCTGGTCTATATACCAGTACAGTTCGTTTCAAACTTGCAGAAGGTGTGTATTGGGAACGTTTTATCGACCGTCCTGAACGCTTTGGACGTCAGAAAGCCAACTTCATTGGTGAATATAAGGGTTTAGCCTGGACACTTCACGAGCTTGATGATCTTTGCAAAGCACAAACGATATGGTTCACCGAAGGCATATTTAATGGGATTGCACTGTCATTTGCTGGTCAGCCTTCAGCTGCCACCATGTCCACCGAAAACTATCCATTCAAGCTTCTTGAACAGATTGCTTTACGTTGTATTGAATTAAAGCAACAGAAACCACGTATCCGCTGGGCATTTGATCCAGATCCAGCTGGTAAGAAAGCAACACGTAAATTTCATATCAAAGCAAAACAAGATGGATGGGATTCGACTGCAGCCCAGCCACCAGCTGGTGGAATGGACTGGAATGATCTCTATATGCGTGATCAGCTGCAGAGTGATAACCAGAAGGTATATCAGCACTATGGCGAATTACTTATTGCCGAATCTCCGGAACAAGCTGGTTTATTAATTTACAACTTCAATGAAGGCCGTCGCAGAACCTTCTATTTTCATCACAACTTCCGTTTGTATTGGTTCAATTTAGACATGGACAAATACAGCAAGGAATTAGAACGCATTGAATCCGATCCGGAGAGAGATTTTCTACTCGATAACGAAAAGCGTGAACTTGCACTTCAGCAATGCGCAGCCGTGGCCGAGATCTGCAATCGTCAATTAAATCCGTTGTACTTCCAGCGCAATGAAATAACAGATGAGTCCTGGTACTACTTCCAGATCCAGACACCCGATGACGAAATGAAAGCCACATTTACTGCAGACCACATTTCTGCACCGGGTAAATTCGGCCCACGTTTATTGTCGGTACAGGTAGGTGCCTGGTGGACTGGTAACAATCATCAACTTTTAACGTTTATGAAGCAAAACACCGAGAGGTTACGAGAAGTGAAAACAATCGATTTCATGGGGTACACCAAAGAATATGGGGCGTACATATTCGAAAAACACGCTGTTTATAAAGGGAATGTTATCCACATTAATGATCACGATTTCTACAAGTTAGGACGTCTGGAACTGAAAACTTTAGCTGGTAGTCCATCCATAAAACTGAACCCGAAAAAGGAATTCAAGCCGACCTGGTGGAAAGATTTCTATCGTGTACGTGGAGCAAAAGGATTAATCGCCTTAGCTTGGTGGACCGGATCCTTTTTCGCTGAACAGATCCGTGCCATGCACAGCTCATATCCATTCATTGAAATTGTGGGTGAAGCCGGTGCCGGTAAATCACGTTTAATCGAGTTTATGTGGAAATTGTCTGGCCGTGCCGACTATGAGGGCTTTGATGCCAATAAGTCTACCAACGTGGCGATCTACCGTAATTTCGCCCAGATCTCGAATTTGCCTGTGGTCCTCATCGAGGGCGACCGTAACGACCAGAACGGCAATGCCGTGGCCAAAGCTAAATTTAGCTGGGATGAATTAAAAGATGCATACAACGGACGCGCAATCCGCTCAAAAGGCCTAAAAACCGCTGGTAATGAAACGTATGAACCACCCTTCCGTGGTGCCATCATGATTTCACAAAACACGCAAATTCAAGCGTCTGAAGCGATTCTGACACGTACCTTACATATTTACTTCGACCGTAAAGGCCAATCACTCGAAACCAAGCGAATCGTGGATGAACTGGACCGGATGGATATTGAAGATACATGCACATACATGACGCATTGCCTGAAGCTCGAATCCGAGATCCTGGAAACATACGCCAAGAAGGTCGAAGAATTAGAAGCAGAGTTTCATAACAACGGCATTACCCACACACGTATTGCCCTATGTCATGCCCAAGTTTCAGCACTTATTGATGCATTGGCCAAACACGTTCTGGATGACGCGATCGACATAGAAGAAGTTGTGGCAGCCAAAGAACTGTTAATGACGATGGCCGAGGACCGTGTAAATCAACTGAATGGCGACCATCCGCTTGTAGAACAGTTCTGGGATGCTTACGAGTATCTAAATAGCAGTCGCAGTGCTGCCTTCTCTCTCAACCACTATGACCTTGATGCACAGCACGTGGCCATAAATCTGAACGAGGTTTACAAGGTAGCTGCTCGCAACTTTCAAAACCTTCCAGACATCAAAGAAATGAAGAATTTATTGCGTACCAGTCGACGCTATAAGTTTATTGATATGAACAAAGCCGTTCGATCAAACAAATATCCAGCTGATGAATCAAAAAACCTTTCTGGTGAGGATGACATTTCTGTCGACCGTTCACATACGGTGAAATGCTGGATCTTTACCAACCCAAGCTACGGAGCACCGCAAGTATGAAAACCGATATTTGGAATCAATTCGATCCCAATGAACTGCCCTTTATTGATAGTGAAATGACAGAGGAGGAATTTAACCGGCAATTTATGTGTACTTGGGATCCTGGCCTAAATTCAGTCGGAATTTCAGTCAGTGAACAACAGAACATTGAAGAAGCAATTACACAGGTTCAAAGCTGTATCTGTGCCCTCAACAACCAGGACACACGTTCTGTACGTCGGGAAGCAAAGGAAGTACTTCAGATCATCCGTAAAAACCTGAATTGGGAAAACTACGAAGAACTGAAGAACAAAGTAAATATGTTGCAAAGCCTGCTTTATAAAGCAGTTTAAAACAGAGTGAAATTTATGCAGAACAAACGAATCTTTAAAAATGAAATCACCTTTACAGATGATTCATTAGTCCAGACCTACAGATATACGTTGAGCATTGAAGGCCTGCTTCCCATACTTTGCTTCAATTTAAAATTAACACTGGAGCAAAGAAAGCAAATTTTGGGTTACGAGGAGATGATTGGCTCTTCAATCAAACGAAAGAAATTAAAACGAATCAAAAAAGAATTGGAAAATGGCCGTTTAAAGTTTTTCTTAGACAGCGTCTTAAAGGTCGATGATTACAGTCGTAAATTCAATATACAACTTACTGAAATTAATTAAGTTTAATTAGGCACACATACAAAAGCGGCAACTTCTGTATGTGTCACACAACTACTGGAGAGCAATTATGCAAAATGATTCTACAGCACTAAATCTATTAATGGAAAATACTGCTTTTGAAAACGCCTATATCAAATCGGGCGGAATATTAAATGATGTCATCTATAACGGTTCAACAAATCAATATGGACCAGATTGGGATTTTGAAGGGCTTGATTCAGAAACTCATCAACTACGTGCTGATGATGTCAGTAATTGTTGGCTTGGGTGGCAATTAGCAAAACAGAATAATTTTTTGTTTGTTGACTGCATGATTGACCAAACATGGTTTATGAAAGGTTCACCAGTGGCAAATCTTATTAAACATGCTGAAGGAGTTTATAAAGCTGAAGCAATTGCCCAAAACTCTAATATTCAATTTGGTACAGATGATAATAAAACTTGGTGGGCACACGATGTTCCCTTTTTTGGCACAGTGCAACTCGATCAAATAGAAGAACATGATCTTATCGAGTGGGATATTCATTTTAATGAATGTTGGCAAGGCCCATTCTCATCAAAATCTAAAGCTATTCAACATCTAGAGGAATGCATTGCAGAAAAACGCCAAGAAGTTCAGGAGCAAAAACCATGCGTGGAGTGAACAAAGCAATCTTAGTGGGTACTTTGGGTGCAGATCCAATCTCCAAAATATTCCCAAATGGCGGATCTTATACCCAATTTTCCATTGCCACTTCTGAAAAATGGCAAGATAAGCGTTCTGGTGACTGGATGGAGCACACCGAATGGCACCGCATAGTGGCACATAATAAAACTGGTGAAATTGCCATGAAATTCCTGAAAAAAAGGGTCAAAGGTTTACATTGAAGGATCTATTCACACACGGCAGTGGACCGACCAGAGCCGTAATCATCAATATATAACGGAAGTCAGAGCCAATCATTTACAAGTGCTCGATGGACTTCCTGCAGCTAGTCCAGTTTAAGGAAATAAATATGAGACCTTTAGAATTTGTTGAAAAATATGGCTGGGACATTTCCGCCAGTGTTGTGAGAAATCAACCTAGTATCAATGGTACCCATTACAGAATGAAGGATGATAAATATTCATCTAGATTTAGTCCTAGTTTGAATATTGTATATGTAGAAGATCTGAAGAAATTAGTTGATCAGTGGGAGTTAGTTCAGAGTCTTGGTGGGATCGATGGAGCAAGATCATGCTTTAAATTTGATGGAGGTCCATTTAAGGCAGTTTCTGTAACTATTGAAGGTCGTGAAATACAGATTAAAGTTTTGAAAGAAGCAATCGAAACCGTAAAGCGGATTGACCTTACTCATTTAGAAAATGAGATTCCATTTTAGAGGGCAAACAAAATGATAGTAGTTGAACCTGAACATCCTATTGCAAACGATGCTTATGAAACTGTTAAAGCTTTGAAATGTGAATATATACAGATCCAAGCCAAAACTTATCAAAAAACACCTTCAGAATTGGGCTACTTTATTACTGGCATTTTTCCCAGTAATTCAGAAGAAGGAATGAACAGATCTGATTGGATAAAACGATTTGAAATGCTACAAGAGGTATAAATTGTCAGTAAATATTGATTCTATTATTGAAAAAACGCTTCTTAAAATCATGAAGCAAATTGATTCAAAACCGATTATCCCGATTGAATGCCAGGTATGGGATGAACATGATATTGCTAATTATTTTAAATATACGGTTGATTACACCAAACGAAATATTATGAGTAATAAACATTTTCCACCTGGCAGAGAACTGCCAACGGATCCGAAAGGTGAACGTACCTCACTCCGTTGGAAGGCTACGGACATCATTAAATATGCTATGGCCTTCGATAAGTCCAACGTGAACTACAGTTAAGCAAGAGCCACCGAAAGGTGGCTTTTTTTATGCCATTAGCCGGCTTAAACCAGCTGACATATTCAATTCTTCCAAGATCTCATCATTGGTCGGATTGTAGTAAGTAAGGGCCTGTTTTGGATCCTTCCATCCAAAAATCTTACACAAAGTAAGAGCGTTTTTAATGCGTCTGGCCATGAGTGATGCAGCTTCATGTCTTGAATCATGAAAAGTAAGATCCGCATTTTCTAAACCAGCCTGTTTTCGTGCTTTCCGAAACAGCGCATCACGTGAAGAATCAGAAATTGTAAAAACTTTAGGACTCCCCTTCCGGTCAATTTTCAGGGCTAGCGTCCACAGCTGAAGCGCAAAATCATCTAATGGGACCTTTCTGGCTGTTCCGTTTTTAGTATCGTCCAATTGAACATAACGTTTCTCTAAATTTACATCCTTAGGCAATCGATTCACGATTTCTCCGGATCTCATACCAGTGGCCATAGCAATGAGCCACGCCAAACCCACTTCTTGTGTTTTCGTTTCTGGTACCGTTCCTGGCTTATATTTTAATGCTGTCAGCATTTTCACTAACTCATCTTCTTCAACACGTCTTTCCCGGTTATTCGGTTTTTTAGGCTTTCGAATATTCTGCACAGGATTAAAATCAATCCAGTGTTTATCTAACCGGCACCAGTTAAAGAAAGCTGATAGTAAAGAATAATCACGCAACACACTTGAAGCCTTCAGCGGTCGGATAGATCGCTTCATCACTGAATCTTCCCATTGCTTAATGTACTCACTTTTATAAGCAATCAATGGCCAATCAACGTTGGGAAGGTTTTCTTTGAAATATTCCACCCGATTTCGTTCTTTTCTGGCCGTCTTTTTATGAATAGAAACCTCATCACTATATTTCTGCAGTGCTTCACGCACGGTGAGCACTGTTTTTTTCTTTAATGCTTCCTCTGTGGATGCATTCAGCAATAAATCACGTTCTTCTGCTCTACCCCAATTCGTTGCATCAATTTTATTTTTACAAGTTTTTGTCTTGCGGACTCCATTCACCAGGACGTCTGCTTTCCATTTTTTATTAGGACGCTGATAAACCGATACGCTCATAAAATAAGTAATTCCTTCATTGTGTGTGGTCGGGTGGAAAACGGGTGGAAAGGTATACCAAATAATCCCGAAAAATACCGTAAAAAAACATAAACTCCAGAAACGACAAAGCCCCAAGCCTTTGATATATAAGGCTTGGGGCTTTGAATAATCTGGTTAAGCTTTCGCTTGGTCCCGAGGGTCGGACTCGAACCGACACGTCATCTCTGACAGCGGATTTTGAGTCCGCCGCGTCTACCAATTTCACCACCTCGGGAAGAGTGCGATGCTTTGTGATGCGTATAATAACCTGTTTGATTTTATTGTCAAACACTAACTTACGCTTATTGCTCACTTTTAAATCATTCAGATATTTTTCTGCTTATAAACACGCGAACTCAGCGAAAAAACCCAAAAAAGACTATACTACGCCCAATTTTTGCAATGTTTTAGATGTATGCAACTCTCCGACTTTTCGTTTGATCTCCCCGATGAACTTATTGCTCGCTATCCCTTAGACAGTCGTAGCGCATCTCGCCTGCTGCATATCGATGCGCAAGGTCAATATCACGACCATGCCTTTACCGATATTCTCGATCTACTCGAAGACGGTGATTTGCTGGTACTCAATGACACTAAAGTCATGAAAGCACGCTTAAAAGGCAAACGTGCCACAGGCGGCGCAATCGAAGTGCTGGTTGAACGTATGTTGGATACCCACACTGCGCATTGCCATATCAAATCAAGTAACTCACCCAAAGCAGGTGCAGAACTGTATATCGGTGAAGATGCAGTTCCTGTCACCGTACAAGGTCGCCATGAAAACCTGTTTGTGGTGAAATTTTCCCAACCAATTTTGTCGGTACTGGATCAATACGGCCAGCTTCCGATTCCGCCTTATTTCAATCGTGAAGCCGAAGAGATTGATACTGAACGTTATCAAACCGTGTTCCACGACCCTGAAAAAATTGCCAGTGTCGCTGCACCCACAGCCAGTCTGCATTTCGACCAAGACCTGTTAGAAAAATTAGCCGCTAAAGGCGTACAAAAAACCTTTGTGACCTTACATGTCGGTGCAGGAACGTTTATGCCTGTGCGTACTACAGACATCACCAATCACATTATGCACAGTGAATGGTGTGATGTTCCGCAAGCCACCATTGACCTGATTCTGGCAACCAAAGCACGCGGTAATAAGGTGATTGCGGTAGGCACTACGGCGACCCGTGCGCTGGAAAGCGCAGCACAGGCCAACCAAGGCCAAATTGCAGCGTGGACCGGTGATACCCAGATCTTTATCTATCCGGGTTATCAGTTCTGTATCGTGGACCGTTTGATTACCAACTTCCATTTACCAGAATCGACCTTATTGATGCTGGTTTCAGCCTTGTCAAATCGTGACAATATTCTGACCGCTTATAAACATGCGGTGCAACAACGTTATCGTTTCTTTAGTTATGGCGATGCCATGCTGATTGATAAACTCGACGCTTAA